CATGACCCAAATCGACCAATGAAATTCAGACTTGCATCAGCTAAAAAGGAATTTTTGTATAAGGGATTTGAAGATGAGAAAGCGACAATTGATGAGGTTATTCGTCAGGAGTTGAGATTATGAAAATGTATCAGCGTGTCGCTGAATATTTGAAAAAAACAGGGCTTACGAATGGGTTTACTGTTCAGTATCTCAGATGGCGTGACACCAAAACTAAAAATAATAAATTTATTGTTTTTAGACCTAATGGCGGATCAATAATTCGAACTAATTTGGGTAATGAATATTACACGCTTATTGATTTTATCGGTGCAGTAAACGACATTGAAACTATCGATAATGATGTATCAAAAGTCGCCGATTACATCAAAAATAATCCTTACACCGACGATACAGGATTTATCCAAATTATTGGTGCAATTCCCGCGCCTGTCACTACCGATGATGAACGGCTTGTTTATCGTCTTCTTGTCTCATGCAAATTTGGTTAATAGCTAACAAAACAATTTTACAACCCGCTTCGGCGGGTTTTTTATTATCTGGAGAAAAATAAAATGCCTAATGATAACAATACAACTACCACTACCACAAAAAACACTACAGGACAGCCAGCAGTAGACCTTTTAAATGAAAAACTGTTTGGCGGTGCAACAGTTATTGAGCTTGCTAATGGCAATCCTAATACGCCACCCACAGAAACTGAATGGCAACGATTTATGGCTGGAACATCTAAAGGATTTGATTTAAGCCCGAATTCAGTGACCAGTGATGCAGACGATCAAGGTGGTATTGTTGAGGCAATTATCACTAATCTTGACTTTTCAATTAAATTTGACGGTGAAGTTCGTAAAAAGGATGTCGAAAATGAATTTGGTTTCCATAAAATGCTTAAATTCATTGTAGACGCTGTTTTAGCAAGACAACAACCAGCATTGTGGGTGCGATTTAATTTATGCGGTAGCGTTATTACAGCATTTATGGTTGTAACTGCATACAGTTCGGATGGCGGAACAAGTGATTTATATACATGTTCAGCAGAATTTAAAGTTGCTAAAGGTTCAACATTAAAAGTTGAGTTAATCTAATGATTAGAACAGACATAGGCGAGTTAGTTATCTCTATCAAAAAAAATAACGTATTGAGTGATAAAAAAATTGATTATGTATTCATTCCCTCATTTGAAAACCTATCAAGACTCGGTGAACCAGCGGAGATAATTGCCGCTTATTCTGTTCTGCTTTCCAACGAATCTTACGAAGCAATGAAGCGATTTAAAGAGCCGAATGATTATGTTATTCAGTATGTGTTGGATAAACAATTATTACAGCTACAAACCGCTAAACGAGTTTTAAAATGCTGCTGTAATGATGATATAACCGATTTAATTGGTGATAAAAAGAAAAAAGGTTTAATTCCTGAGCAAACTATATATTTATTAGCTAAATCCTTGCTTGATTACGGCGTGGCTGGTAGAGCTAAAGTAAGGGTTTCACAACGCAATGAAAATAACGCTTACTCCTCAGAATTTAAAATAACTGATTACATTAATAATGCTAGAGTGCATCTAGGTTTATCTCTAGATGAAGCAAAAAAACTAACCATGACTGAATATATTCTTTTGATGTCTAATAAGTTTCCTGATAAAGACGGAATAACAAGAGATGAATATGATCAGGCTATGGCGAACTATGAAAAACGACGAAAACAAAGATTAGCAAAAGCGGCTCAATAGCCGTTTTTTTATGGGTGAATTATGGCGCAACATACCGACGGAAATATCACATACACAGTATCACTTGAAGTGCGACAATTATTAGAGGAAGCTAAACGTGTTGTTCAAGAATTAAAAGAGCTGAATAATAGCAGTCAAAACTCGTCGAGAGGTTTGGATAGGCTTGATGCTTCGGCTAGAAGTGCGGGTAATTCTCTGGGCAAACTCACAACTATTGCTAAAGCAGTATCAGCGGCATTAGTATCAAGCACAGTAATTGCATATGCACAGAGTTGGAACGAACTTGAAGACCGAATACAGAATACTGGTGCTACAGCATCGCAAACTAAAGATATTCTTGACCAGTTATTAGAGACATCAGATCGCAATGGTCGAACAATCGAAGAATCGTCAGAGTTGTACATCAGGTTATCTAACTCAATGAGTGAGCTTGGTTATAACACTCAAAGCACTTTGTCTTATATTGACACCCTGTCCAACTTGTTAACTATTAATAAAACAAGTTCGGTGGGTGCAGAATCAGCAATAAATGCGCTAACCAAAGCTCAAATGAAAGGCAAATTAGCTGGTATTGATGCTATGTCTGTGTTTAGTGCAATGCCAAGCATATTAAAAACACTAGGTAAACAGCTAAATAAAACTGAAACAGAAGTCAGACAGTTGGCAATAGACGGCAAATTATCTATGTCGCAATTTACAGCAGCGATGATTGAAGCACAAGAAGAAACCGCTGCTTTAGCTAATAATATGCGAAGCACAGTGCAAGACGGTATTAATCGTGTTACGAATAATTTAAAAAAATATTTTGGCGAGCTAAACAACTCAACTGGTGCAACTAAATTACTCGTTGATTCACTTATTCTAATGTCTCAGCACGTCGATATTTTGATGACAGGTGTTGGTGCATTGGCTGCAATCTATGCCGGTAAATATATCACGTCATTAGCAAGCGCTACTAAGCAAAGTGTTGAAAAAACTATTGCTGATATGCGACAAGCTCAAGCTGAGAAAGTAGCGGCACAGGCTGCTTTACAACAAGCTCAAGCCGAACTTGCTAACGTGAGAGCAGCTCAGCAATCGTTAACAGCTCAACTAAGACTGGCTCAAACTGAAAAAACAAGAAACGCAATTAGAGCACAACTCAAAGCCAACACACAGGCTCTAACTGCTGCAACCGATGCTGAAACAGCAGCACAAGCAAGATTAAATACGGCAATCAAAGCTACTTCTTTTGCAGCCAAGGGGTTACAAGCCACAATGTCAATGCTAGGAGGGCCAGCAGGGATATTGCTTATAGCAGCCGGAGCTTTAATGACTTGGTCAAGTAAAGCGGAAGAAGCGAAACAGAAAGCCGAGAACTTTGCTGATACCGTTGATTCAATGAGTGAATCATTAAAAAATATGACATTTAATCAGTTGCTAGATAAACAACAAGATTATAGTGATAGTCTCGAAAATATTGATGATCAGATTAGTAAAACCAAGAAAAAAATAAAAGATTTAAAACAGGAAATATTGGCGGAGAAGGCTGAACTTGGCGGTTCTATACAAATAATTGAGGAAAATCGGAAAAAAATTGTAAAACTAAACGCATCTTTAGATACATTAATTCAGAAAAAAGAAAATGCTTCAAAAATAATTAGCTATATCAATACACTGTTAATAAACACAAGCGCAGGAACAGAACAAGCGTCTACTGGCGTTGATGGCTTTGCTAAAGCGTTAGAAAAACTCGGCAAAAACGAAGTTGACGATAAAGTTAAATCTCTATCAACTCAGCTTGAAATAGTTCAAATGAAAACCAAAGGAGCTAAAAGAGAAGCTTATATCTATGAAAACGCTTTAAGCGAGCTAGGCGATGTTGGCGAACAGTATAAAACAACAATTCTGGGGTTAATCGATAAAACAAAAAAATGGTCAGAAGTATCTGAAGAAGTTCGAAAAGTGCTACAACCATTATTTGATACTCTTGGTAAAATTTATGACGAAAACGAAAAGCTAAATGCTAGTAAAAAAAGAGGTTCAGGCACAACAAAATCATACGCCGAAGAAGTGAAAGAACTTAGTGACAAACTAGAAGTTGCTAAACTTGAGGCAAAAGGACTTACTGTTGAAGCTGAATTATTAGCAATCACACAAAAAATGGGTGGTAAAGTAACAGCTCAGCAAACAGCAGAACTAAAAAAATTAATCGAGGCATCGCAAGCATATAAGGCTCTAGGTTCATTAAAAAGTCCAATTGAAGCCGAAGAAGATTCATTTAAACAATCTAAAAAATCATTAGATGTATTACGGAAAGAGGGAGCAATAAAAACTCAAGAGGAATACAACGCTAAGCTTGAACAACTTGAGCGACAACATCAAATAAATATGGCTAAAATCAAATCTGAGGCTGTTGTATCCAAAGTTGATGACGCTGTAGCGCAAGTAGACCCAGTCCAAGCCTTAGCTAATGAAAACGCACGAAAACTAGCGCTAATTCAAGAGTTTGAAAATCAAAAATGGATCACCGAAGAAAACGCAATAGCATTGCGTGAAGCGGCTAATCATCAGTATGAGCAAAATAGGATAAATGCGCAGTGGGAAATATGGAGAAATCAGAGTGATGCTAACGAGTTTTTAGCGTCATCATTGGAGGGATTAGCAAGTAGCGCAACAAGTACAATATCGGGGTTGATGTCTGGCACAATGACGGCGACACAAGCAATGCAAAACTTTGCTAATGTGATTTTGAACGAAGCAATCGGATCATTAGTTCAGATGGGTATGCAATACGTTAAGAACGCAATTGTAGCTAAAACAACATCAGCGGCAACAACGGCAGCGCAAGTATCCGAAGCTACGTTATTAGCAGCAGCATATCAACCTGCTGCCATG